TCCAAATATTCTTTTTTCATTCTGACATTTTCTAATAAAAAATATTTTGGTTTCAGTTCTTTTAATAGTCGAACAAACTCAAAAAATAATTTACTTCTGGGATCATCAAAGGCTAATCTTTTTCCCGCTAGGCTAAAGCCTTGGCATGGTGAACCGCCAATCAATAAATCTATTTTTGGTAAATCTTTTCCTAAAACCTGGGTAACGTCACCAATATGTTTTGTGTTTGGATAATTTTTCTTTGCTATTTGGATTGCGTATTTATCAATTTCTGATGCAAAGTAATTATCATATTTAATATTTAATTTATTTAGTGCTATCTGTCCGCAAGACATTCCGTCAAACAAAGATAATACATTCATTGTTTTTTTTCCTTTATTTTTTTTACTATGTTTTTTAAAATTTTTAGTCCGTTTTTGCTTAGTGTTTGATTTTTTCTTTCTAGTTCTAGATCTTCCCCTAACCAAAAATCTAAAAAATAAATTTCTTCTTGTGATAATTTTAAATTCATTTTACCCCCTTAAATATTTAACAAATCCTGTTGGATCTATTGCTTCTTTGCCTTCTTGTTCACTAAAAATATTTCCTCTTTTGTGCTTGGCAGCTCTGTCGTAGGATGCACTTTTAAAAATATTTCCATCCATATCTACAAAAGCAATCGTATTTAACAAACCGCCAAAGGTGGGAGCAACCTCCCCCACCTTCAAATATTTTCTGCCAATTTCATAACTAATTAAATTAGATTTACCAAATGCCAGGTTTCTACGTCTTTGTATTTCTTCACAAAGTTTTTTAGTTTTCTTTTTTACTTCTGGCTTTTTGTAAAAATAATCTGCTTGGACTTGGCTCATTTTTTTTATTCCCCTTTTTTTATATGTTTTGTATCTTCATAGTATGAACACCATTCGAAAAATGAGTCTTGTTGTTCTTGTTCGTTTTCATGCTCCCATTGAAGTTGAAAGTCTGGATCATCATTTAATAAATTATTAAATTCTTGTAATGCTTCGTTATAATTTTTCATTATTTTTCATCTGCTCCTTTACAAAATTTTTTGCTTCATCATCGTTATTAAATTTTTTACAAGTGTCACAGCGTTCTATAGATACAAAATTATCATGCTTGGCATATGTAAAAATATATCCTTTTCCTTCGCAATCTTCGCACTGTTTTTCTTCGTATTTAACAATGCTTTTTAATGATTGAATGACTTGTTGTTCTGTGATCTTGTCACTTTGTAAATCATTAACCAGGTTTTCTAGATCTTCTAATAGTGTTGTCATTATTCCCCCTTACTAAAAATTTCTTTAATGAAATATAAAAAAAATGCGAATGCTCCAAAGTGAGCAATTAAAGTTAAAAAATCATTTAACATTATTGAACCTCCATTAATAAATTTATTTGATCTTTTACTTCTGTTGGGATTTCTCTCATTAACCAAGCTGAACCATATCGATAAGGTTTACCATTATGTAAATATGATTTATCAATCAAAAGATCATTTTTTTGTAATTCTTTACAAACAAAATCATAATCATAACTAAATCCAAGATCCTCTAAATTTTTAATAAATTCCTCTTGCTTTGGACTACCAGAAATCATGTCATTGAGATGATATTCTTTCCAAATATTATAAATTTTATTAAAAGTTTTATTTTTAATATGTTTTTTTATCTCGTCTAAGTTTTGACCACCAGAAATGATGTCTGTACCTAATCTATTAAAGATAGAACCAGAAGCGGTAAAAACGCCATCTCTGTACTCTACATTGACAACAACTAAATTTTCTTTTCTGTTGTTTTGATAAGCTATCTTTCCAAAGTTAAAGTTTTTTTTCATAATAACCTCCGCAGTTATATAATTAATTAATCCTTTATAGCTTTTATTGCTAATTAATGTCAAGCACTATTTAAAAAAAAATACAAAATAATTTGCTTTTTTAAAATAAATATAGAAATTATTGCTATGAATTTAGAACAATTTAGAACAAAAAATAATTATACATTTAAAAAACTGGCGGAAATATTGGGTTTTTCAGAGCATAGCAATTCAGCAAGATTAGTTCAAAGATGGTGTCAAGGTTTAATTCCATCCTCAACCAATATTAAAAAGATTGTGAAAGCGACAAATGGAAAAATTAAAGTATCTGATTTCTTCCAAGAGTAATCCGGATTTAATTATTTTTAATTGGAAAGATCCCCAGGAAGCACCGACAGGGTGGGAGGATTTTGACCAAAGTTTTATAGGATTGGCGGACTGTCTTTCGGTAGGGTGGTTAATTGGTGAAAATAATGAATGCTATGTATTAGCTGCGGATTTAATAATTGATAATGGAAATATTACCGATACAGGAAGGCGTCAAAGTATATATAAAAGCAAATTAAATATATTGTGGAGGGTGAAATATAACATTTATGCTAAAAAAATGGAAACTACTAAAAATCATAAATCAAAATCAAAGCCTTAATGACTCCGCTAGAAGGGTGATGTTTTTTCTTTTAGATAGAGAAAACAACAAAACTGGCAAACTATTTCCAAGCCATGCTAGAATTTCAGATGATAGCGGATTGAGTTTGAGATCTGTTTCAAGGGGTATTAATGATTTAATAAAACACGAATATTTAATTAAATTAAAAAAAGGTTACACAGGAAAGGCAACCGAATATAAAATAAATTATGATTTAGCACACGCCACATTTGACCGAAGCACACGCCAAATCTGTCCAAAGTACACGCCACATTTGACACACCAATTAACTAATGAATTAACTAATAAATTAACTAATAAGGAACACACGCCAAATATGTCTAGTAGTAATGAAGAAGAAAAAAAGAAAGTAGCCAATATATTAAAAAATTTAACTAAAGGTTTTAATCCTAATTATAAATCAGTAAAAGAAGGAAATAAAAGAAAATATTTAGATCCTGAAAGTATTCGTCAAAGATATGTTCAAAAAACAGGTGATTATAAAGCATCTTTTGAATGGAAAGCTAAATATTTAAATCCCAAGACAAGCGAAGAAGCATGGAATATCGCTGTATATTTAGGTATTGTAAAGGATTTTAAGAAAAATAATGGTAGGTAGACCAAGTAAGAAAGTATTTTGTCAAGCACGAAGAAAATACGATGGGAAGCAGTGCCAGGCTAAGGGGATACTTTGCAAGAATGGAAGATGGATTTGTCGTTATCATGGAGGTAAATCAACAGGAGCGAAAACGCTTGAAGGCAAGTTGAAACAATATAGAAACTTGATACAGTACAGGAACAAAACAGATGAAGAAATCAAAAGCATTATATTTAAAGATCATTGAGCAGCTAGAGTTAGGTAATAGTCTAGCTTCTATTTGTAAAAAGAAAGATATGCCAAGTTTGTCTACTATTCACGAGTGGATGAAAAGCGATCAAAAGTTTAAAGAACAGATATTAGACGCAAGGCGACTCGGTGCGATGACCTGGTTAGATTGGATGCAAGATCTCTTAACGCAAGAGTGCGAACCTCAACAAGTACAATGGAATAGAGAAAGACTCCATCACGCAAGGTGGATGGCTTCTAAATTAGTTAGTGTATTTGGTGACAAGCAAACTGTAGTTAATGAAGGTGATCCGATTATAAAGGTAGTTTGGAAGGAAGAAGAAACAGCAGATCATCCCAGTACAGAACAAAAACAAGACGATCACGCACACGCATTAAGAGGTTCGAACAACAATGAGAAGAAAAGCATACAATAAGCCAATAAAATCAACACTATATACCGCTTATAATAGCTATTATGCAAACTTAGGAACATTTTTCCAGGAATAATGACTGATTTTACAGATTTTTTTTTATCGATACCCCCAAAATGTGGGGTGCGTCTGAGTATATATAATACATGGGAGATCAAGACACTTGAACAAAGATAAACATGTCACCGCCAAAGTAATCATCGACAACAAAACAAAAGAAGTCAAAATAGTTATTGGTAAATTTGATAACGAGTCCAGTATGATTGAAGCGGCACAAACAATATGCGAACACCTGGCTATAGATTTTAACGATGAACTCTTAGCCTTAAAGGAAACCATACATTGAAAACAATCGAGATACCTTACAAGCCTAGACCACAACAACAAAAGCTCCATAGTGATTTAAGTAAGTTCAGATTTGCAGTAATCGTCATGCACAGACGAGGTGGTAAAACAGTCATGTCTATCAACCACCTGATTAAATCGGCTCTCACGAGCAAAAAAAAGGCATTTAGAGGTGCATTCTTTGCTCCTACTAGAGTCCAGGCTAAATTGATTGCATGGGATTATTTAAAACATTATTCCCGCAAAATACCTGGGATGAAGTTTAATGAAACAGAACTAAGAGCTGACTTCCCTACAGGAGCGAGAGTATCACTGTTTGGTAGTGAAAATCCTGACTCTGCTCGTGGTCAATACTTTGATGAGATCTTCTGTGATGAATATGCTCAAATGGATGAAAGATTGTTTCCTGAGATCTTACGACCAGCGGTGGCTGACCGCCTGGGAAATATTTATTTTATCGGAACTCCACAAGGAATGAATTCCTTTTACGACCTTTATGAGAAAGCCAAAGGAGATGCAGCCTGGCTAACAGTTATTCATAAAGCGAGTCAAACTAACCTTGTGCCTAAAGAAGAATTAGAAGAAGCAAGGAAACTGATGACCGAGGATCAGTATCAACAGGAATTTGAATGTTCCTGGACAGCCAATGTGAGCGGTGCGGTTTATGGTAAGATTATAGAAAAGATGGAAAATAAAAACCAGATTGGCAAGTTTCCCTTTGATCCTGGCTACCCTGTTGATGTTTATTTTGATTTAGGAATATCAGATGATACCAGTTTATTGTTTGTTCAGCCTATTGATAGAGCTGTGATTGTATTTGATTGTTATAGTAATAATAACAAAAGCCTCGATCACTATGCAGACTATGTCCGACAAACAGGCTACCCTATTAGAAATTTTGTGTTTCCTCACGATATAGAACATCGAGAGATGTCTACTGGTCATAGTAGAAAAGAATATGCTTATAGTATGGGAATGCGACCACTACGAGTCTGTCCAAAGCTGCCGATAGAGGATGGAATACACGCTGGACAACTCTTGCTAAATCGCACATATATTGATAGAGATAACTGTAAACCATTCTTGGATGCGATGAGATGGTATCATCGTAAGTGGTTAGATAAATTAAAAACTTATTCCAAACCTATCCATGACTGGTCAAGTCACTATTGTGATGCCTGGCGAACA